GTTTGGTTATTTTGTCAAACCAAAACTCGACAAGTGTGTCGGAAGGGTATCAGTCATCCAGGAATCCCAGCTTAAAGCTAGGATTGTTGGAAACCCGAACAGGGTCGTCCAAAAGACCCTGGAGCCACTTCAGTATCTCTATCAAGAGACTCTGAGGTCGCTTGAGACTGATGTCACCCATGCCCAAGAATTAGGTATTGCTTGGGCCCAAAAGCAACTCCAAAATGGTGTTACTTTGGCGGGTTCTGACCTGACTTCCGCTTCGGACCTACTGGATATAGACTTATGCCTATATCTGGTTAACTCAGTATTTGGTTTCAACCAAATCCCTGGGTATCAGGATTACACAGACTACTTACTAGAAGTAAGTCGGTCTCCGTGGTTCTGCAAGGCCTTGAACTGTGAAGTTCAATGGAAACAAGGCTCTGTCCTGGGTACAAACCCAAGCTTTGGTCTTCTTTCCTTGACCAATAATGCCGCAGGCCTGGTTGCCATATCAATGGCAAAGGGTGCGCGACATCTCCCAATGGAGGTATCCTATTTTGATTGCTTCAGGGCTGTAGGCGATGATATTATCATGCGTGCTGAGATAGCACCCTGGTATAACGCCGTCATACAGTCACTGGGAGGAGAGATTAATCTCTCCAAGACAATCACATCCGACAAAGTTGCTGAGTTCGCAGGAAGAGTAATTACACCTAAGGGGTATTACCTCAAGAAAGTGAATTACTGTGAGCCTTCGGATAACTCTTTTATGAGTATCCTTAGCCAGCTTGGTTATCAAGCCAAGTACTTCCTGAGACCGCGCCAAAACAAGGTTGCTGATTTCTATCAGTATATACCTGGTTTTGTTGTTGACGGACCTTGGATTCAAGACTCCTATGGAGAACCCTTGGATTCACGATACTCCTGGTATCTCGAATGTGTTCAACCCGTCCTAGGACGAGAAGAGCCCGACTTACCAGAAGAACTCATGGAGATGTCCCTATTAAGGGCACTCCTTGATGTCCAACAGCAAGGCGGAACCGTAGACATCTCCTATGTGGAGCCTGCCTACGACGAGGGCTACCTACCCTCGGTTACTCACACACGCTTCAAAAGCGGAGGAGACCCAAGACTTACGAATGGTAAGACCCTTCTTGAGACCTTGGAAAGTCACTTGAAGGATGGGTCGATTACGCCCTATAAGGTGTGGAAGCAAGAGAAGTACTCGAAGGACGTTTGGGAACCCCAGACTCCTAAGAGTGATCCCAATACCCCTGACAAGGGTATTGAGGTCGATCAGGATAGGTAATCCTGACCTCATCTCTTCCCCCATTCTGCCCCCTGTCCTTAAGAC